TTATAGATGTGAAAAACTTAATAAAGCTATTGGAGGCAGCAGTAAAAGCCAACATTGTCAAGGACGTGCTATTGATATTGACGATATTTATGGTCACGTTAGTAATGCTTATATGTATTATTATATTAAAGATAATCTCGACTTTGACCAACTTATTTGGGAGTTTGGCACAAATGATAGCCCTGATTGGGTTCATGTTAGTTATGTAGATGCTGATTCCAACAGAAAAAGATGTTTAAAAGCTATAAGAGAAAATGGTAAAACTAAATATATAGATATAACAAATGAGTAAAATATTAAGTAAATTATTTGGGGCTACGGGTTCTAATATAGCAGATAAAATTTCAGGCATAATTGACAAACATACTTTTAGTAAAGAAGAAAAGGCTCAATTTGAAAAAGAAATGGAACAAATTTGGATTGATGCAGAAGCAGATATGCAAAAAAATGTTACTGAGAGATGGAAAGTAGATATGGCTTCTGATAGTTGGCTTAGTAAGAATGTTAGACCTTTAGTTCTGATATTTCTAGTTGTGTCTACAGTTCTTATGGTATTCATAGATGCAGGTGTTATATCGTTTGAAGTTAAAGCAAATTGGATTGATTTATTACAATTAGTACTTATAACGGTCATAGGAGCTTATTTTGGAGGTCGTAGCGTAGAGAAGTTTAAAAAGTAATGGCAAAACTAGTTATAAGTAATTATCGTGCGTCTAATCGCACTAAAAGACCTAATGTACATTCTAAAAATGCAAGTAAAGGTCAAGTAAAGTATAAGAAAAAGTATAGAGGTCAGGGTCGTTAAATTTAATAGGTGTATAAATAAATTCAATACCCTCTATGAATTTAATAGGTATTTTTATATCTTTGTGAATTCAATAGGGTGCGAATATCTGTTGATTTCTTTGTTTTCAATGAAAAGGGGTAGCAAGATGTTGCCTCTTTTTTTTGTCTTTTGTCTTGCACATGACATATTTTATCTATATGTTTGTTACATGAAAAACTTAACAAAGAAGTTGGTGCGTATTCAAGGGAGTTTGAAAGCACCTAAAAATCAAAGGAACAATTTTGGTAACTATAATTACAGAAGTTGTGAAGACATCTTAGAGGCAGTAAAGCCTTTATTGGCAAAAGAAGAGTTATTGCTTACTATTACTGATTCTATTGCTCCAGAACCTTTATTTGTTAATGCAGTTGCAGAGATTACTGACGGTGTAGATAAAATACAAGTCAGAGCTCAAGCAGGTATTAACTTAAATCGTAAAGGAATGGATGTAGCTCAATGCTATGGTGCATCAAGTAGTTATGCTAGAAAGTACGCTTTAAACGGCTTATTTTTAATTGATGATACAAAAGATGCAGATGCTACTAATAATCACTCTAACACGTCTAAAAACGCTTCTACGGCTGTCTTAGAGCCAAATAAAGACTGGCTAGAAGACAAAGGAGACAAGTTTGATAAAGCTAAACAAGCTATTAAAGAAAAAGGTTTTACTATCACCGATATTAGAAAAAAATATAAAGTAAGTAAGAAAGTAGAAAAATTATTATTAACCTAAATTAAATTAAAATTATGAATGAAAAAAAGTATGTAGGTAGTGGGAAAAAAGTTGGAAACTACGACCTAATTAACTTTACTATTAGTGAAGAAAAAACAAAAGATTCTTGGATTGAGTACAATGGAAAGCGTTATTTAAAGCTTACTATTGGAAACAAGAAAGAAACTGACCAGTATGGTAAAACTCACTCAGTTTGGCTAGATGAATATAAGCCAGATGCTCAAAAGCAATCGCAACCTGCTCAAGCATTACCAACACCAGATTTACCGTTTTAATTAACATTCCCCCATTACGTTAAGTTTTGGGGGATTTTTACCTTAAATCATGACACAAAGAAAAAACACAAAATACGTTAATATTAATTTAGCATTTATGAACACAAATTTAACAATATCAGAAGCAACGGTTTTATCTTATATAGATTCATTATCAATAAAAAAGGGTTATTGTTATGCCTCAAATGAAAGTATTTGTATGGCATTAAATTTAAACGATAGAACTTTATATAGGATATTAAACAAATTAGAAAACAAGAAATACATAAAAAGAAAGACAAAGAGTTTAGGAAATGACGGAAAAGAACGTAAGATTTACGTTAGCCCAAGTGCCAAGAATGTCAGTTCTATGTAATACACTGTGTATTATATAAATAAATAATACATAGTGTAATATATTACATAGTGTATTATAAAATATAGCAGAAATTTTATATTATGCAAGAAAACTTTGAAAAAATTGGAATCGTACCTAAAGGCAAATACTCTCAACAGAAAGTAAAGTGCCCAAAATGTAGTCATACTAGGAAAAATAAAAGTGATACATCGCTTTCTATAAACTTAGATGATGGATTATATCACTGCCACCATTGCGGTTGGAACGGTTCTGTAAACCCTAACAACAATATGATACAACAAAAAATATACACTAAGCCGACTACAAATAATTTAAAGAAAATAAATTCAAGTGCCATAAAGTTTCTTAATAGTAGAGGTATAACTAATGAAGTTATTGAAAACAATAAAATAACCACTACTAAAGACGGCAAAAGTGTTGTATTTCCATACCTAAAAAACAATGAGCTTGTAAATTATAAAACTAGAGGCATTGACAATAAAACATTTACCCAATCAAGAAACGGTCAACCTATTATATTCAATTACGATAGAGTAGTAAATCAAGACTTTGTAATACTTTGTGAAGGAGAATTTGATTCATTAAGTTGGGAAGTTGCAGGTTTCACTTGGCATACCTCTGTAAATATGGGTGCACCAAATGCCAGAGACAAAAACTTAGATAAGAAACTAGAATGTATTACAAACTCTTATGAAGTGTTTGACAATGCAAAAGTAGTTTACTTATGTACAGATAATGATGAAAACGGAAGGTATTTAGAAGAGGAACTAATAAGAAGGATTGGTGCTGAAAAAATAAGATTAATAGACACAAATCCATATAAAGATGCTAATGAAGTTTTACTTAATGAAGGCGTAGAATCGTTACAGCATAGATTTAAACACGCTAGAGTGCCTAAAGTAGAAGGTGTTTTTGATGTTAGTGATATATACGATAGTATGTTAGATGGTTATAGAAACGGACAAGAGAGAGGTTCTACAACACATATAGAAGCTATTGATAGGGCATGGACTTGGCGTAATGGCGAGGTAAATATTTGGACAGGTTATCAGAATGAAGGAAAAAGTATGTTTTTAAATCAATTATCTGTTTTAAAAGCATTTCATGATGGATGGAAGTTTGCAGTGTTTAGTCCAGAGAATATGCCAATAAATGATTTTTTCCATGATTTGATAGAATGTTACATAGGCAAAAGTTCAGACCCTTTTTATCAGAACAATTATATGAGTGAAGTTGAATTTAAACAAGGCATGGATTTTATGAAAAAGCATTTTTTTATTATATATCCAAAAAAAAGTTATAAATTAGAAGACATATTTGAAAGAGCTAAGTTTTTAGTAAAAACAAAAGGCATACGTTCATTGATTATTGACCCATACAATACTGTACAACACAGAATGCAAAGAGGCGAAAGGGAAGACTTATACATAAGTAGATTTATGAGTGAGTTAAAAAGGTTTGCCGTAGAGAATAAAATCTCTGTTCATTTAGTTGCACACCAAGTTACACCACAAAAAGATGATAATGGTAGATATAGAAAACCAGATGTCAACACGATTAAAGGTGGTGGAACATTTGCAGATAAAAGTGATAATGTACTTTTTGTATGGAGACCAAATAGAGCTTTAGATTTTAGTAATACTGAGGTTACGTTTGGCAGTCAAAAAATAAAGAAACAAAAATTGGTAGGTTATCCACAAGATATTGAAGGCATAACTTATCATAGGAAATCAAACAGATATTATTTCAACAATCAAACACCCTTTGATAGTGTAGATAATATCAGATGCGAAAAAGAGCAAGAGTAGATGCTAACCAAAAAAAGATTGTCTCTCAAATTAGAGAGATGGGATGCTCTGTCCTCCATACTCATCAATTAGGCAAAGGTGCACCAGATATTATAGTAGGATATGCAGGTAACAATTATCTTATAGAAATTAAAGATGGAGACAAGCCGTTAGCACAACAAAAGCTTACGCCAGATGAAATTAAGTTTCAAGCTGAATGGCAAGGCAACTATCATGTTGTAAATTCATTTAACAAACTTAGAGACATAATATTTAAAGATGAGCTCTAAGATACTTGACATATTAGCTAAGAGGCATAATGAATGGATAAATATGGCTAAGAGTTTTAAATTGGATACTAATGATGCTAATGAGTTAGTTCAAGATATGTATATTAGAATGTATGATTATACAAAAGATGTAAAAAGAATTATGTATAATGAAACTGAAATTAATACATTTTACATATACATTACGTTAAGAAACTTGTATTATAGTAAGTTTACTAATTATAATAAAAATAAAAAAACAGTATTGTTTTCAGATATAGACAATGAAAAATTTAGTTATATTATGAATCAAATAGTTTATGATGTTGAGCAACATAATGATAATTACAAAAAAAAAGTTAACTTAGAGGCACTCTATAACAAGATTGATAGCGTTATTGAAGATTGGTATTGGTACGATAAGAAGCTAACTAAGTTATATTTAAATACTAATATGAGTATGCGAGATATTAGTAAAGAGACAAAAATAAGTTTAAGTTCAATATTTAATACATTAACAAATGCCAAAGAAAAAATCAGGAAAGAAAGTAAAGAAGAGTATAAAAAGTACAAAGGCTAAAGGATTAGGAGATACAGTTGAAAAGGTACTTGAAAAAACAGGAATAGCTAAAGTAGCTAAATGGATACTTGGTGAAGATTGTGGATGCGAACAGCGTAAAGAAAAACTCAATAAACTTTTTCCATATAAAAAACCAGAATGTTTAACAGAAGATGAATACAAATATTTAGACAAGTACTTTACTGAGTCAAAATCTACTGTACATCCAAAAACACAAGAAAAATTACTTAAAATAGGCAATAGAATATTTCATCAAAAAATGTCAATGACAAGTTGCACCTCTTGTTTTAAGAAAAATTTACATGACCAATTATACAAGGTTTATAAAGAATATAATAATGACTGAAAACAAAGGACTAATTAGGAATCGAAAGCGTGTAAAACAAGTCATTGATTTTACAGGTGTTCAAAACGGAAAACTACATCCGTCAGATATTGATGCCGTTTTAGAGTTTGATAATGAAGTTCTTATTCTTATAGAAGTTAAATATAAATTTAACAAGATACCAACAGGTCAAAGATTATTACTTGAAAGGATTTGTGATTCTTGGCATACTGAAAAATCAGCAGTATTGAAAGTAGAGCACGATTTTGATAATGATGATGTGAATATACCTCTTGAAAAATGTAGAGTATCTGGCATATATTATGATAAGCGTTGGACTTATTACAAAGAGACAAAAGACTTTAAGAAGTTTATAAATCAGATGGGAGAAAAATGGGATTGCAAAAAATGTAAATTCTAAAGTACATTATATCTTATATTTGTTATTTATATATGCCACTACTTAAACCTAAAAAATACGAACAAAAAGCTAGTTTCATGGCAAGGTTCATGAACAATGCTAAAATGATTCTTGAATACCCAGATACCAAACAACGCTATGCAGTGGGTATGGATATTTGGAAAAAGAATTTCATGTAATACTTGTTTATTACAGTTCTTTTATTAACTTTGTGAGTGAATAACAAAGAAATATGAGAACAATACTTTACACATTAATTTTATTTACACTATTTAGTTGCAGTGATAATTGTGATTTGAGCAGTTATCCGTCAGCACCTTTTATTGACGAACCTTATCATTCAGAGTATGGAGACAATACAGTTAGGTATATTTATCTATGCAGAGATGGTTATAACAATGAGGTTTACACTTACTACATAGAGGGTGGATGTTGGGAGTATTACGTTTCATATCAGTATAACTTAAATTGTAATTAAAATGAAAGAACCAATTATTACCTTAGACAATGAAATGCACGATAGACACGAGCTCACACAAAAAGCAATTCAAGATAGCTTTTATTATGGCTACTTAGCTAAAGCTTGTTTATCAAGTAGTGCAATAAGCCAACTACTTAAATCGCCATTAGAATACTTAAATCAAATAAACCTACCTACTGAATCGGATGCACTAGCTCAAGGATATTTATTTCATGCTAGTATATTAGAAGAGGATAAATTCAACGAGTGTTTATTCTTAGATGTTAAGACAAAGGCAAACAAAGAATATAAACTCGCTAAAGAAGAAAGGTGGGATGTCTTTACTGTAAAGGATAGAGACAAAGCATTAAGGTTAAGAGATAGATTTTATAATTGCAAACCTGCAAGTGAACTTATAGAGAACAGTGAATTTGAAGTGCCTATGGTTGATAATTTAATGGGATACCCTTTTAGAGCTAAGGCAGATGTTTTAGGTCAGTATTTAATAGATTTAAAGACAACTCAGATTTGTTCAGCGTTTAAATACAGTGCCAATAAATATAATTACGATAGTCAATGTTACATTTATTGTAATTTGTTTGGCAAAAGTTATAAGGATTTTAAGTATATTGTCATTGATAAATCACCAACAAATGAAATTGGTATTTTTAATGTCAGTGAAAATTTCTATTTTAGTGGTGAGCAAAAAGTTGAATATGCTTTAAAGGTATATGAAAACTATATTAGAAACGAATTTGATTTAGAAAACTACTTAGTAGAAGACACTTTATAAATGGACAATGAATATTTAGATTACTTAGATTGTTACGAAGACACTCTATTATGTCTAAAGAAAAGAGTAATAACAGAAAACGAAATACCTATATTAATCGAGCAATATGAATTTGAAGAGCACTATGAATGTTGTGGTGCAATATTACACGCTTTAGAAGATTACAAGGCTCAACAAAATTATTTACCATGATTTCACCAAAACACATAATAGAAAAAATAGTTGAATTGTCAAGATTAAATATATTTAACAAGACCAGAAAAAGAGAATATGTCGAGGTTAGGTCTTTGCTAAACCATATATTATATAATCATAAAAGAATGACTTTATTTAATATTGTTAAGATATATAAGAAGTATGGCTGGGAAGTTAATCACGCTACAATTTTATATTCACTCAGAACTTATGAGGTTCATAAAAACTACAATAAAGATTTAATAGTATGGGAACAAAAGATTATTGATAAAATAAATCAAATGGATAATTATACAAAGCGAGAATATATTAAGAGCAAAGTAAATTATCTTAACAATAAAGACGTTGATGAATTGACTATGGTTATTAGCAATATGGTAGATAAAAAATTAGAGTATGCAGAATAAATATAGAAAGTTACTACAAAAAGAATCGCCTAACTTATATAAGAGTTATGAGAATATTGTTGAAGAGCAGTTTGAACTCTTTGCAAAAAAGCAATTAGATTATGGCATTAGTAATATAAGCACTGGTGCAAACCTAGAAACTAAGGAAGGTAAAGACTTTGCTTTACATGGTTTATGGTTTAGAATGAATGATAAAATAAGTCGTTGGAAAAATCTAATTATTAAGAATCGTAAAGGCAATAATGAAACCCTCTTAGATACATATCAGGACTTAGGCAATTACTCTATTATATGCCAATTAATAAATAAAGGTTTATGGAAGGAGTAAACGAGAACAAAAAGAAAAAAGACGGAAGAGCAAACAATGGTGCTTTAAAAGGAGTTTATAGAGGTCAAGGGAGACCGCCAAAAGCAAGGGAAAAAAAGCTAGGCAACTATGCTTTAGGTGCCATGAAAAAAGTATTTGGAAGTGAAGAGAAGGCTTGGTTAGAACTTGCTAAACAGGCTCAAGATAGTTTCCCTCATATGAGATTACTTTGGGAATATAAGTATGGTAAACCAAAAGAATTAAAAGAACTTAATGTTAAAACAGAAGTAAACATTCCTGTAATTAATTTTGCCGATAAAGAAAAAACTATTGATATTGAATCAGAAGATATAAAAGATGAAGAAACTAAATCTGAATAAAAAGTATCAGGCTCTATTTAATTCAGATAGTAGATACTATGTAATTACAGGAGGAAGGGGAAGTGGAAAGTCTTTTGCTACAAACACATTTTTAGTATTACTTACTTACGAAAAAGGACATAGAATATTATTTACTCGTTATACAATGACCTCAGCAGGTATGTCAATTATACCTGAGTTTATTGAGAAGCTAGAGTTAATGGGCATACTTGACCAGTTTACTGTTACTAAAACAGAAATCATTAATAATTTAACAGGCAGTTCAATATACTTTAGTGGTATTAGAACATCAAGTGGAGACCAAACGGCAAAGCTTAAATCTATTCAAGGTGTTAGTTCATTTGTTTTAGATGAGGCAGAAGAGCTAACAGATGAAGAGAGTTTTGATAAGATTGATTTTAGTATTAGAGCAAAGAATGTAAAAAACAGATGTATATTAATTCTAAACCCTACCACAAAAGAGAATTGGATATATCAAAGGTTCTTTCAAAACAGAGGAGTTCCTGACGGATTTAATGGCACAAAAGAAAACATTACTTACATTCATACAACTTACTTAGATAATTTAGAACATTTATCAGAATCGTTTGTAAAGCAAATTAATGATATGAAAGTCAGAAGACCAGAGAAGTATAAGCATCAGATTATGGGAGGCTGGTTACAAAGAGCAGAAGGAGTTATATTTACTCATTGGAATATAGGTAAATTCAATACGGAAATAGATTCAATATTCGGTTTAGACTTTGGATTCTCTGTTGACCCTTCAGCGTTAATTGAAGGTGCGATTGACAAAACTAGGAAAATTATTTGGTTTAAAGAACATCTTTATAAAAAAGGTTTAACTACCTCACAAATTTATGATGCTTGTATTAGAAAGGTTGGCAGGAATTTAATAGTTGCTGACAATAGCGAACCGAGATTAATTACTGAATTGAAAACAAAAGAACAAGGATTAAACATAGTACCAACCATAAAAAAGAAGGGAAGTATATTATCAGGAATTGCATTGATGCAAGATTATCAAATTGTAATTGATAGCAATTCAATAAATTTAATTCGTGAATTTAATAATTATTCTTGGAAGCTTACAGGTTCTATCCCTCAAGATGATTGGAATCATGGAATTGATGCTTGTCGTTATCTTTGTCAGTACCTACTTACTAGGTCTGTACCTCATGGCAATTACTTTATTAGATAAATTGTTATATTTATAACAAAAGTTATTTATTTTGTTAAATTTCTGTATTTATTTGTCAGTTGGAGAATTAATTACTATATTGAACACAGTTCATTGAAATATTGTTTAACTAAAAACTGAAAACATGCAAACAAACAGATTTAAAAAATCTTTTGGAGGTAGAGAAAAGTTCTTTACTAAAAAAAGTCAAAAAACAAAAAAGAATCTTTATGTTGGAGATTGTGTAGTAAGAGCAATAGCACACGCTACAAAAAAACCTTACAAAGAAGTTTGGGATGAATTAATGGATTTATCTAAAAAGACATTACAAATGCCAAACGAAGAAATTAATTATAGCTCTTACTTGAGGAGTATAGGTTGGGAAAAACAAAAACCTTTTAGAAATCTAAACAACAAAACTGTAAGGGTTGCTTATTTTCCTGCTAAACCTAGAGGCAAGTATATAATTTCAACAAGAAATCATTTAACCTCTATTGTGAATCGTGTTCATTTAGATACTTGGGATTGTGGAGGATACAGAGCTAACAGTTTCTGGATTAAGAAATAAGAAGTAGGGGAGGGTAAAACCTCCCTTTTTTAAAAAAAGATTTGGTCAGTTGGAAATAATTAACTAGATTTGTGTATAACTAATAAATAAAACTATGAAAACAAAGAAAGAAATCATTAACAAACACTTTAAACTAAAAAACGATTGGATACAAAAAAGTAATCAAAATCGTATGTTAGAACTATTAAGTAAACAATTTAAAAATAAATAATTATGAGTTGGATAGAAAACGAAACCTTTGACCATTACAGAAAAAGAGTAAATCAAATAGAAAAATCAATTAACCTATTAAGAAGTCATGGCTACACTGTTGTAGATTTAGAAGGCAAAATAATAGAAGAACAAGTAAAACAATAATGGAAGACATCATTGAAGAGCTAGAAGCTGAAATAAAAAGTTTACAATACGACATTGAATGGCAAAACCATTATATGAAATACTTAGAAGACAAGAATTGTGAATTGGATAATGAAGCTACAACCTATGCTAATTATATGATGAACTCAACAAAAACCTATAAAGTATGAAAACAAAGAAATGTGAAATGTGTGGTTATGAAAATCACATTGATAATTTTAAGTGTGAAGGATACGATTGTGGAATTCCTTTAGATTTAACAATAGAAATAAATTCATTTGGCTTACCAGAAATAATACAAATCAAATGAGAAAGTGTAACAAATGTTCGGCAATAATAGAACAGAAAGCAAAACAATTATTCTGTTATAATTGCAAAGGGTATAAGATGCCTTACGAAACCTATAAATTTTATTCACTAGCAAACCAATTTGAAAACAAATAATATGAAAGTAAACAGAGTATACAAAACAGTACGCCCAATGAAAAAGTTTGGCAATTTAATAAAGGATTTATTTATGCCTAAGCAATCTAATCATTTTTGGATAAGAGTAAAAGAAATCGCAGAAACTAAAGAGGAAAAAGAAGAGCAAATTTATGCCATAATAGAATTGTTAAACAATAGAATAGATATAAAACTATGAGTAATTTAAAAGCACACTTACAACAGGATTTACTTGAAGCACATGAGTGTTTTTACAATGTAAATAGAAATATAAATAACTATGTTGTAGATAATCAATACAATAATGAATTTAAAAGAAACCTAGAGAAGCTAGACAATTTCTTTACTTATTGGAATTATCACGCTAAAAACTTAAATAAATAAATATGACACACTTAGAAGATTTAAACCGAATTGAAATCAGACACCTTAGAGACACGGTAAATGTCTTTGAAAGCGAGATTAGGAAATTAAGAAAACTACTTAAAACAATTAAGGAAGAGAACGAAACTCTTAGAGCAAAAAATGAATTGCATAGGCAAAAATTAGAATCAGAATATAGAAAGAGTAAAGTATAAATTAAAACAGAAAACAATGAAAAAATTTGAGATATTTGAAACTAAAAACTATGGCTTATTTAAATACTTGACATTTAATAGAGATATTGATAAAAAGCATGTTGATTTACTTTGTAATTCAATTACTAAATTTGGTTTAGTTGTGCCAATAATTGTAACTAACGATAATTATGTTATTGATGGGCAACACAGATTAGAAGCGTTAATTCAATTACAAAAACCTGTGTTTTATGTAATAAACAATAACGTAAACAAAGATTGTGTTGTTGACATAAACACAAATCAAAGAGGTTGGAAAGTTATTAATCATATTAAATCTTATGCAGTTAAAGGCAATTTAGAATATAAAAGATTATTAGAGATAATTGACGATTTTGTTGATGATTTTACGCTTTCTGGAATTACAGATGCTTTCAATTCAAAACTAAATAAAGGTTCTACATCTTTAATTAAAAAAGGGATTTATGAATTGAATGAGGATTTAGGCGAACAGGTTTTAGAGAATTGCTTAAGTTTAAAAGATGTCATAGGAAAAAATGCTATATCTACTAAATTCGTTAGGGCATTGAAAAAGATAATGTTTAAAAATGAACACTTTGATGTTGATAGGTTAATAAAGAATTGCAAAAGTGTTAAAAAGATTTATATTTATAATAATGAATATGATATTATACAAGAGATATTGGACGTTTATAATTACAAACTTAGAAGTAATAAATTAGAAATTTAAAACATGAGAGTTCTAACGTTTGAAATAAAAGAAGTAGGACAAGAGCCATACCAAAAGCAATTCAATACGGATAGGTCAATTCAATGGACAGTTCAACAGTATTCAAGGCACAGAGCAATTCAATACATGAATTTAATACAAGAATAAATTTAATACCTGTGAATTCAATATAAATTCAATATACATAAATTTAATGGTTTTGTTTGTTTGTTTGCCCTCTGTAAATTTTACAGGGGGTTTTTTGTTGGATAACTTGCAAAGCTAAAAACAATAAAAGCAATAAAGCAAATTAATATTCTTATTTAGAATTAATATAAATTATTAACTTTGTTTGTTAATTATTTTGTCATGTGGAATATTTATATTTATATTTGTCTTGTTATTGTAGTTAGCTTAGTCAGTAAAGGTCAGAACGGCGCTAACAAAAGCAAAACAGCAACAATGCTAAAAATTGTAAAAAGGTGTAAAAAAGTGGCACCTACTCGCAGACAAATCAAAACACTTATAATTTAAATTAATAATATGAAAACAATACACAAACTTTTTATTAATGCCTTAGTAATAATTTCCTTTATTACGTTCGCCTTTGTTATGGTGGCATCTCTTATAATTTTAACTAAACTATTTATATAATGAAAACAAACGTAACCCAATATTTAAGCACTGCAATTTCACTTTTACAAGATAACTTTAATAATCTAGAAAACACTAATAAAAAGCTCAGGCATTTATTAGGCGATGAAATGATAAAATATTATGATTTACTTGATGAATTAGACAAAATAAATAACATTAAAGAACTTAAAGAATTAACTAAAAAATTGAAAGATGAAGCAACAAAGAATTAACGAATTAAACAACCTTTATGCAGTGCCAAAGGGCAAAGTATATAAAGTAAAAAGAAACGCCCTAAAAAGTATCTTAAAACGCTTTATTTTAAGCGACTTATTTATAAAAGTATTTGTATATACATCAGCTTTTATTTTAACCTTATTATTAACCCTAGAAATATAAAACAATGAAAAAAATATATTTACCACTACTAAAAGAACAAAAGCAAAGAGGCGTGTATTTTTCCTCTACTTTATCGCCTTATAGATTTGAGGCACTTGATACAACAAGGCACGAAATAACACACGAACAATATAAAAACGACTACAAGGAAGCTGAAGCAACAGAGCAACGTTTAAAAAATGATAGCTTCTTTAATAATTCACATTTTAACTTTAATATAATAAGACAATGAAAACAATAAAGAAAATTAAAACTTATTCCATGACATCTCCAAGAACTGGAAACCCTGTCGCAAATCAATTTGAAATTTACACGCCAGAAGGCAAATATTTCCAAAGTTATCGAAGTATTATCGCCTTTGTAGATAAGTTCGGACAAATTATGTTAGATGAATATTACCATAATTATTCAAGAACAACAAGCAAATATTTAACGCAATTTCTTGACATGAACACAAAGGAAAGAACAAACGCAATTAAAAACAAAGATATAATATTAACTAATTTAAATTAAGATTATGAATTTATATGAATTAAACAAACTCATTAATGAACTAAAAAAAAATAAGGATTTTGAATTAGTTAAGTTTTATGAGCAAAAGAAAAAACAATTAATAAAAAGAATTAACGAACAAATAAAACAAACATTATGCACCGACTAGAAAAAAACATATTGCACCATGCAAATAAAAGAAGAGAACAAAGAAAGTTCGCAGAGCTTACAAGATATTTATACAAAGAAATAGAAACCGATGACCATACTATAAATTATTTTAATAATATAAAACAACATCTTAAAGAACATAATGAATATTTTTTGACAAACTATAAAACATTAGAAGAGTTTAACAATAACGAACCTCACAGAATTATTATTAAATTAAATTAAATTAATCTTTTAGCGCCTTTTATTAATATTATACCCCTTTAATTAGGGGTTTTTTTGTTCCTCACATTTTGTTTGATTCCTAACATTCAGTTAGTTATGATTAATTAAATATTGAATAACTATATTTCTTTTCTTAATCAGTTATAAATATAGCCATATTAAGCAATTTAAGCACCTTTTTAGCTAGTTTCACACCCTTTCTGGTATGTACCCCTCATTTTAATTTAATAAGTCCTTAAAACGTCTCTAATTTAATATTGGTTATAGGTAGGTTATAGAAAAAGGGGTACTCTCCCTGTTTGCAAACGTTCTGAGTATATTACTCCACTCTCTCTACACTTCATACTTTCCATCTGACACTTGTATATCCTTAATGAATTCAATACCTTTATGAATCTAATGGGTAAAAAGAAACTTGTTCGATATGACAGAAACTATTTAAAAGCAATATCTTATTGCATAGACAACAACATTAAGATATATGCTGTGCCAAAGACACAACGTGAATATTATGTTGAGGTTAATGACAATGGTAAAATAATACGTTCACCTGAGGCATATAAACTAAACGAATGGAGTGATAAAATAGTTGAACTATATACATTCTACTACTACAAACATAACCCAACCGACAAATAGTCAGATTATATATATTATATATATATACATAGTGTATTATATTACATAATGTATTATATTGCATAGTGTAATATATTACACAGTGTATTACATAGTGTAATACATAGTATGTAACATATACATATATAATACATATATAACTGACATATATTCAGTTGGAATATAGTAAAGTACAAAATCAAATAAAATTATTAATTATAATATGGCACTAAAACAAATTGAACTAGAAGTACCAACAACTCTATCTGACATTAAACTTTGGCAATACCAAAAGTATATGAAAGTCATAGAGCAAAACAAAACAGAAGATGCCGAAGATGAAGAACAAATAAACGATTTCTTAAATATGAAACTTGTAGAAATATTTTGTAATGTTTCGCTAAGAGATGTTAGTAGAATACCTTTAAAGGAATATAAAAAAGTATTAGAAATATTAAATAAAGCATTTGAAGAGAAACCTAAATTAATACAAAGATTTGATTTGTTAGATGTAGATATGGGATTCATACCAAAGCTTGACGATATAACTCTTGGTGAATATGTAGACATAGAAACTAATATTACTGATTGGCAAAAAATGCACAAAGCTATGGCTGTATTATACAGACCAGTTAATTTTAAGGCAGAAAATAAATACACAGTTGCACCTTACAAGGTAAATGAAGAGATACAAGAATTAATGAAAGAGATGCCTTTAGATGTAGCAATTAGTTCAATGGTTTTTTTTTACAGTTTAGGGAAGGAGTTGCTGGGAGCTATACCGAAATATTTGGAGCAAAATCTGAAGAAAGAGGATATGCTACAGCTAGAGACGCATTTGCACAAAAATGGGGTTGGTATCAATCAATTTATGCACTTGCTAAAGGAGATGTCAGAAACTTCAATACAGTTACCGAGCTTCCACTCTATCAGTGTTTAAATTATTTAGCATTTGAAAAAGAAAAAGTAGATATAGAACAACAAGAATTAAAAAAAGCATATAGACAATGACAAGTTTTTACGACATATTAGATAAACTTAAAACCTACCTTCAAGGAAACACTAATGTAAATTCAGTTACCTTTGGTGATATATTTGAAGTGGACTTAGCTAAACAAACTATATTTCCATTATCACACATTATTGTAAATGGATGTACATTTCAAGACCATGTAGTTCAATTCAATCTACAGGTTATTTGTATGGACATTGTAAACGAAACTAAAGAAGACAAAAAAGACTTGAACAACTACTTTCACGATATTAATAATAAACAAGATGTGTTAAACACACAGTTTGCTGTAGTTAATGGTTTACAATCGGCACTTAGAAGAGGAGAATTGTTTTCTGATTTATATCAAATAGATACAGATTATACTGCCAATATGTTTGAAGATAGGTTTGAGAATTTACTTGCTGGTTGGAGCTTAGATATATCAATCACAGTGGCAAACAATGAAATATCGGACATTAATGCTAACGGTCAATCTCCTTGCTAATGAGTTTTAAGTTTAAAAATACAGAAGCATACTTGACTAATTATACAAAAAAAATTATTGTATTAACCAGACAAGAAATACTTAACCCACAACAAAGAACATATAGAAGTAAATTATTTGGCAACAGAACAATAAATTCACCATTAAACTCTAGTGGTAGTTTAAGAAATAGTTTGCGATTAAAGAAAGTAATAAAAAACACTGTTAGCGAAAAAGGATTTAAAGCAACACAATCATTTAGGGTTATGGGTAATGCTTATGGCGAAATATTAGACGAGGGTGGAACACCAAATAAAGTCAACGCTACAGAATCTAAATTAGAAAACTGGATTACAACAAAGCCTGTTACTTTAGAAAAAATAAAAGATAAAACCAAAGCCGCACAATACATGAAAAGAAAGATTGATAGATATGGTGTTCAGGGCACTGGCTTTTTACAGAAAATTGTTAACAAACAGTTTGATACTGTTTTAGGAGTGATACCAAGTTTGGTAAAAGATATAGAATTTAACCTAGAAGATATGTTTATAGCTTTAGGTTGGGATAAACAGGGTCAAGATACATTTGTAAGAAAAATATAATATGAGCACAATAATTAACACAAGAAGTCCATTTTACTTTAAAGTATCTAATGCAGATTTAAGTTCTGTTAAATTAGAACTGTATATTTGGACTGGTACATCAGCACAAAGAAACGCATCTTATAAAAGATACACTTTAACTAAAGAACAATTATTAGATGAATTAGACAGAGGAACAACAACCTCTACAACAGCTAATAAATTAGTTGATAGCACACAAAACTTTAACACTACAGCTCAAGTAGGTAGTTTTATAAAGAATACAACAGATTCAACAACAGCAAGTGTTACTGCTATTGATAGCGACACAACTTTATCTATAAGCTCCAACATTATGGCTTCAGGTGAAAATTATATATTGTTTGCTAAACCTTACGTTGTGTTTGAATTAAGTGAACTTGCTAGAGACTTTATGGAAACAGAATATAACAACTATGCAACTGACACTTTATGGATAGATGCAGATGTTACTATCAAAGATTCAACAGGAACTATTGTTCAAGTAAACTCTCAAGACACAAATACATCTAGTTTCTTAGGCATAGATGGATATGGTTACTTTGAGGATGGCACTAACCCTAGAAGTGTTCAATATACAACACCTATGGTGCTTCAACACAATACTACAGTTTATTATAATGATGGTGCTGACATAAAGATTCCTATATATGCAGAGGCTGCAACGGTAACTGCTGTGTTAGACACAGATGCTGGTGCTAATGTAAATTGGAATGAGGCAAATGTGTTTTGGGAAACTTATGATGTAACTTGGGGTGATGGAGACGAAGACCAAGAGATTACAGATAATGGAAATACTAACCAAAAAATACAATATCTTATACTGACAGACACAGAATATTTATCAGACGGAGATACTGTAACCATATCAAGCGATAGTGCAAATTATCCTGATGACGTTGTTATAACACTTAGAAAAGTATGTGAGCCTAAATATACGCCACTAAATATAATATTCTATAATAAATTTGGAGCACTACAAAACTTATGGTTCTTCAAGAAATCTATGACTAACATAAATATTACTTCACAACAGTTTAAAAATAATATTTTAGATATAGAAAACTCTGGCAGTACACCTTCTTATGCTTTAAGCAAACATCAGGAAAAGAAGTTTATGGCAAATGGTAAAGAATCAATAACTGTTAATTCAGGATTCTACACTGAAGACCATAACGAAGTAGTAAGAGAAATGTTACTCGCAGAACAAGTTTGGATTTATGACGGAACAAATACCTTGCCAATTAACCTTAAATCTAATACACTTCAATTCAAAAAGTCAGTTAATGATAAGCTTATAAGTTACACCTTGTCTTTTGATTACGCTTACGACAAAATAAACAATATTCTATAATGCAAAAAATAGTATTATATATAAAAAATAATGATGATGTCTATAAGAGAGTAGATATGTTTAATGATGAAACTATTTCGTTAACATCTAAAATACAAGATGTAAGAGATATACAAAAAGTATTTACTGACTTTAGTCAAACATTTACATTACCTGCCTCTAAAACAAATAACAAGTTGTTTCAACACTGGTATAACTATAACATTGATAATGGTTTTGATGCAAGAAGTAGAAAAGATGCTGTAATGGAACTAGACTTTTCTCCATTTAGAAGAGGCAAGATTTCTCTTAATAATGTTAAAATGAAAGATAATAAACCTTTTTCTTATGAGGTTGTTTTTTATGGCAATACTATAAACTTAAAAGATTTGCTTGGAGATGATGAATTAAGTACTCTTGGTCAACTAGATGATTATACACATGATTACACAAGTTCTAATGTTAAGAATGGATTACAAACAGGATTATCTTCTGGTAAAATAATATATCCTTTAATATCACACACAAAAAGATTTTATTATGATTCGACTCAATCTAGCCCTAATTATAGTGGTAATTTATATTACAACACATCACAAAACGGTATTGGTTTAGAGTTTGATGATTTAAAGCCTGCTGTTAAATGCCTAACTATAATAGAAGCTATAGAAGACAAATATACTACGTCTAACGGATATTCTTCTAATGTTGTGTTTACTAGAGATTTCTTTAACTCAACTGAATTTAGTAATCTATTTCTTTGGTTAAGCAGAAATAAAGGAGCAATAGGAGGGGACGAAAACCAAGAAGAAACATTAAGTCGTATATGTGGCTCATGGGGATATTCTTCTGGTGACTTAGGTTTTAATATAACTGGAGATACTTGGACTGTATCAACTTCAGGACATACAAGACGTTATGATGCTGAATTAACAATAACGACAACAGGTGCAGACCAGACTAAACCTTATAGTGTAAAAGCTATTGATTACGTTACTGGAAATACGCTAGGACAATTAGCTTTGGGTGCAGGAGCTTCAAGAGATTTTACTGTTCAATTAATATCAACATTTGAATTAGTAAATTATCAAATCAAATGGATTGTCGAATCTAAGGAAACTTTGTCGTTTACTCCTACATTAGATATGACAGAATATATACTTGACCCGATAACACAAACTCCTACAGGTACAAATACTGCTGTATTTAATATAGGAGGAACTGGAGCAAGTATATCTACAACAAGTGAGATTATAATAACAGACAATGTGCCTAAAATAAAAACTATTGATTTTCTTACGGGATTATTTAAGATGTTTAATTTGACAGCATATTATATTGATGATGTGGCTGATGCAGACTTTGGTAAAATATATGTAGATACTTTAGATAACTTTTATTTAGATGCAGCAAACAATCCGTCTGAAGGTAGTTATGATATAACAAAACATATAGATACAAAAGAATTAACCATAGACAGGGCTTTTGAATTTAATCAAATTAATTTTGAGTATGAAAAACCCTCTACTTTATTATCTATTAATCATCAAGAGCAATTTAATGAGATATTTGGCAACGAAGAAGTAAGACCTACGTTTGTTGATAGAGGAACTAAATACGAAGTTAAAGTACCTTTTGAGCATATGAAGTTTGAAAGAATAATCGACACTAATCAAACAGGAACAAGTCCTTATTCAGCAATCACATCTCCTTCGCCCTACATAACAGATATATTATGTGGATATTCAGCAGACGGTGACTTTGAATCTAAAACAGACGTAACCCCAAATACTGGTAATTATTCTCCAGTATTAACTAAACCTTTAGTTTTTTATGCTATACAAAAAACTGGATTATCTTCTGGAACAGGAATTAAATGGATTTCAGATGGCACTCCTGTAGAAATAACACAATACTATAGACCTTCTAATACTAATGAAGATGGCACAACATCAACTGCGGCTTCTTTTACAATTAATTTTGATGATGAAATAGATGAATGGAATTTAACTAATTATGATGGAGGCACTAACTCTTTGTTTAAAAAGTTTTATGC